TCAATGCGGCGAAGCAATTTGTTGGACGGCGTGACATTGTATGCCTTGCCGCCCCATTTGATTTCGACTTCCCGAAAAACTGACATGATGACCCTTAGGTTGCGGTGAAGGTGATGGCACCAGCAGACATGATGTTGCAAGTGAAGGTTGTCGGGTTGCTTCCCTCTTCACCGGTCAACTCGAAGTTGCCAAGGAACCAAGATCCGGCCCAAGTGCCGATGCCGGGCATGGCAATATCGAACAGGTGCGCAGCCGTGGGGCTGTCATCTGCCGCAAGCGCGACAAGCGTTCCATTGGTCAAGACGCCCTCGACATTTGCATCCATCGACCACACGCCAATATCAGGCAGAAGGGTGCGAACACCAGCATCGTCCTTGTCGGTAACGTCAATGGGTTCGCGGTTGATTGTCAGACTGTCAGTCCGAGCGCCAGCAATGGCCGTTGCGGTTCCGCTGGCGACCGTTTTGTATTTGATCCGCAGTTTGCGGCCTGCATATGCCATGGTTAGGCCTCCTGATAGATGATCCGAAAAGTGAGAATGTGCCGCCGGGTTTCGCCGTCAGCATCAAGGGCCGGATCGACGCCCTCGAATTGCGTAAGAACATGGGTCGCGCCCGCTATCGACAAATCCTGCCGGTGCAGAATGGCCGTGATGCGGTCAGAGATTTGCGCGCCTTCGTCGAAGTCACCAGCCCGCGACCAAACGTCGATCTGGTAAAGCTCATCCCCGCCGATGATGCTTTTGGTATCCCATGGCGTAGCCGCCACCGGGAAGAACGTCACATAAGGGAAGAACGAATTATCGTCGGCATCTTCCTGCGGAACGTCTGGATAGATTGCGGGCGTGTCAGCCCATGCGGTCGATAGGTAGCCCGTCAAGGTCGCGTCACCGCTTAGAACGCTATAGAGCGCCGTTTGGACTGCGGTCTGCTTCATCGTGCGGCCCTTTTCAGGTTCTCAATGATGCGCTTGCGGAATTCCTTGGCTTCCTTTTCCGCAACCGGACGCCAAACCGGGCGCGCACCCATGCGGCGGGTTCCGTATTCAAGATACGCGGCATAGGCCAAGCGCGAACCAACAGTCGCTGACAGCCGCCCAGGATCGACATAGACAGACGACACAAGCCGTCCCGTGTCCGTCATGGGCGCTTCACCCGGCGCAGATGCTTGGTGTGTGCGGCGCGGGTTGTATTTTCTCATACACGGCCCCCGTTGCAGGCCCGCGCGCAATCCGGCGCTTCACTTCCCCGTCAATTTCGTAAACGGTATCTTCCACCGCGTCGGCAACGGCGGCGTCGAACACTTCATCCAAGTTGCTAAAACGCCCTGCGCAGTTCTTCAATCCCCGGCAATCTCAATCCGAATGGTCATGTTGCCGCCCCGCCATCAAGGTCGATCACAAGCCACCGATCCGCAAATTCCGGGTTCTGGATGTACCGGATATTGTAGACGCGGCTATTGAACGACACCCGGTCCTCTTCCGTCAGGCCCGAGAAATACCGCACCACAAGGCGGTTGCGCGTCTTGGCTTCCACCCGGTCGGCCTGGTATGCCTCAGACCCGCTCAGGGGTTTCATGAACCCGCGTGTCGGCGCGCCAGACAGCGTGGACCAACTTTCACGTAAACCCGCCGGTTGCCTTGCGCACACGCGCCTTACGCTGGAACGTCACGACATGCTTTAGAAGCCCGGAATGGTAATCGCAGCATTTCATATCGTTCGCCTCACCACGACAACGCTTGCCGTTCCGCTGTCAGCCCGTGCCCACACACGGGATTGCCCAGTTTGCTGCTGGCAGTCGAAATCCCACTTTGGCGGAAAGCTTTCGACAAGAATGGATGCAGCCGTTACGTCCGGCGGGCGGTCGCACTGGCATTGAAATGCAGCCTGACGTTTCTTGCCGTGCTGACCTGCAAAGACAACGCATTGTTGCCGCCAAGAATTTCCGTCCACGCGCCAGAAGACAGGGCAAAGGCCAGCGTCTGCATTAGACCCGCTTGATCTTGTATTGGCCCATGATTGAACCGGCCCCGCTATCGTGCATGGCATCGCCCATGTCACACATATCGCCGCGATGGCTATAGAGATACGCCGCAAGCTGCTTCACGGCCCGCCTAAGCGGAGCAGGAACGCTTGACGCATCAGCGCCATATCCCGCCGTATAAACGATCTCGATGGCATTGTTTGCCCGCAACGCAACCGGCCATGTTGCTCCGCGCTGCAAGGTAATTCGCCCCCGGCGTCTGATACGTATCAACATCAAAACGTGCTGGCAATTGTGACTGCCGTGCTGGTCCCCGTCCTCGTCGTATACAGTCACGCTATCCACTGTTGACAAAGGCCAGCGGGGCAAGCGCAGGTCAGTATAGGACGCGGGGCCATAGAGGTCAGCAATGGACCCGTCGCGGATGCCATCCCACCATTCCTCACGCCCGCTAGGCCAGCGATCAATCGCCATGCGCCAGGACTGGTCAATCATCGCAACGGCATAGTTGTTTTCAATGGCCTCTCGCGCTTCTGCCACAAGCTCGTTCGCATCAGCATCGGGCAGGCCAGTTGCATCCTCGCGCAAGTAATCGCGCAATTCAGCCGCCGTGACCGGTTCCGCAGCGGGGGCAGCGGTTTGCACGTGCCCCCGGTATTGATGCAGCATGATAGGCGCGGAAAGTGCCATTTACTTAGCAACCTTCTTTGGGCGAACCGCGCTTTTTTCGGTGCAGCCTTGGTTTCGGTCGGGGTCACGATCTTCGTTTCCGCGCGGGGGTCGAACATTGCCGACGCCGCGCGATCTGCAAGCGCCCACTCCGCAACCTGCCCCGTGACAATGGTGCCGAATGAGAAGGTTTCGACAATGGCACCTTTCGGCGCGCACTTGTAACCCTCTCGCTTTGTGATTTTAGCTCGTGTCATGCGATGCCCTCTCTTACGTGATAGCTGGACGGCTGGTCGTGGTTATACCGCGCTTCGACTTCCTGCGCTGTTGGCAGGTCGCGCGCCTCAAACGTCACTTCGCCATTGTCCGCAACATTCACCTTATACCCGTCAAAGCCGTAGAGCTTGCTGTCAGGGTCTTCGCAAGCGTCCAGCAGGCTTGTGTTTGCGGACACGTTGATCTTGATGCCACGCGCCCGTGCCGCCGCTAGCCAGAACTCCACACACGCCCGCCCGCGTTCTGCCTTGTGGCTGTGCTGGTAGCTGAAATCCAAGCCGAACAGGCTTATGACGCCGACACGCGCATGGATGGCAAAGGCAACAGCCCAAGCAACCGTGCTGTTAAAATACACCATGCCAAGGTCTTGCACCACGTCTTGCACGGGATACGGCACAAGGCCCGGATATCCCGGCTCAATGTGGCTGGTGTAGATCGGCCCCGAATGCCCCCGCATCCATTTCAGCATATTGGCAATGTTGCTTTTGGGTTGCGCCTCTGCCCTGCGCTCTTGCACCCGAACATCATCCATATGAAACACGCGGTCGCACTGAAACACACCGCCCACGTTATTGATGCCCCAAACCTCGTCACAGAACGAATGCGACCCGCCGAACCGCTTGGCGAAGTCGGTGAAGTCGTCAATGCTTGGCCCCATGCCAAGGATCGACACGTGCTTGCCGCGCAACTTGTGGAGCGGGTCACGCTCACACCGTGCGACCAGTGTTCGACCCGGCTTGTCACCAACGCCGCTTTCCGGTCCTTCCTGGTGCGCCATATCGCGTACTTTCCAGCCGCAATCGGTCAGCAGCTTGCGGAAATCGCTTTCCGTGTAGTGCCGATGATGAAACGCAATCCTGTCCTCGTATGGGAAATGCGTTTCGTTCGGGACGCTGGCATAAAGCTCTTGTGCATCAATGCCCGTCAGTAGTGGGCGAGGATCGGCAATGTGTTCGATTGTCTCAAAGCACACCGCCGCGTCAAACTCGCCCCCCGGCGCGCCCTCCGATAGATCGGTTTGGGAGTAGGACGGGCCGGGATAGTATTGGCGCGCGTATTTCAGCGCCTCGTCATTCACGTCTACCGCCACAACGTCGCGGCCCTCTGCCAGCAATGCGGCCCCATATCCAACGCCACACGCGGCGTCTAGAACCCTTGCCCCTTTGGCAATGTGTTTTGCCGCCCACTCATACCGGGCAACGTGATCGGCACGGATGCCGTCGCGGGTCGGGGCAACTTGCCGCTCACCGCTCAATAAATCTGGATGATACATGCCGACTCCCAAGGCAGCAGGTGAAGGGCGGGCCATGACAGCCCGCCCGAATTGTCTTAGGTCGCTACAGGTGCGCGGTGCACATTGCCCAGAACGGCAGCAGCCGAAACCGGGGTGCCAGCCGTTGCCGTCGAAACGATCTTGGCTTGCACGTAGCGCTTGCCGCCAATGTAGCCGATCCGCTTGGCCACGTTTTCGGTCGAGCCGTCAACGCGGGTAGCAGCCGCAAGTCCCGCAGCCGCTTCGGTGCCAAGAATATCAGCAGCCGCAGCAGATGCCATGGAACCGGTCGCATCACCGTGCAGGATGGTCGGCGTGAAGGTTGCCGCCGTGGCCGTGATGGCCCCGTAGTGCAGCACGAATTCCACGCTGTCATATCCCTTGCGGTCGATGATGGAACCAGTCTGGCCGGTGCCGGTCGTGCCAATTGCAACAGGTGCGATGCAGGTGACAACGTTGATGTTGTTGTGTAGATCTCGGTTTGGTCAGCCCCTTACGCTTTGAAGTTGATGATCTTGAGCGCGTCGAAGTCCACCACGTCACCACCGACACGCTTGGTCGAATAGAAGTGAACGTAAGGCTTGTTCGAGTAGGGGTCGCGCAGAACGCGAATACCCATGCGATCAACGATCTGGTAAGCCGCGCGCATGTCGCCCACAGCAATGGACAGGGAACCGGTCGCAAGATCGGGCATGTCCTCGAAGGTGGCAACCGGATAGCCCAGCAGCGATGCAGGCTGACCGGCAGCGATACCGGGCGACCAGATATAGGCCCCGTCGCTGTCTTTCAGTTGCCGCACTTCGGACATGGTGCTGCGGTTCATGAACCACGTTGCATTGTTCCGATACTGCTGTTTCAGCGCATACAGCGCGTCAAGCAGGGTGTCACCACCAGCCGGGGCAGCGGTAAAGCCGCCGTTGACGCCGGTGTCAAACTGCTCGATTGCGCCAAGCTGGTAGGTGCCTGCCGTGGTCCAGTCGCCGTAGTCAAGGAAACCACGCGGGCGACCGACGCCGGTGCCGGTCACAAAGGCAGTTGCCTCGGTGCGGGCGAACTTGTCGCCAACCTTGTCAGCAAGCCACTGCTCCATGTTGATCTCGGCATCATCCAGGATCTTCTGAGTTGCCGCCGGGTTGGCATACATCTCATGGGTCGGGATGCGCCAGCGCTTCAGTTCCGGGGTATTGGTTTCGGCACGAGAGCCGGTTTCCTCAACCCACGAAGCCGCCGCCTCGTCAACATCGTGCAGTCCTTCAAGCGCATCTGTCGAAATCACCTGCACAGACGCATAGGCGCGCATGGGCGAGGTGTCAAAGATGCGTTGAACCACACGGCCATTCATGTCCGGGTGAACGACGTAGCCGCCATCAGGGTCGGAACCGACCGAAAGCGCTTTGACCTCGGCACCGTCCAGCATCTTGTCATCGTGGCGCAGATACTTGCCGAACGCGGACTTGTATTCGTCCATGTTGGAAGCACTGTAGTCCTGCACCATCGTGCCACGACGCTTGCCGAGCGTTGCCGCCCAGTTGAACGCTTTGGCGTCAAGGTCGATCTTCTCGCCCTTTTCGTCGGTGATGACACGCTGCGACCGCTTGACCGCAAGAACAGCCTGTTCGGCAATCTCATTGGCCTTGGCAATGTCTGCGTCGATCTTGGACAGCTTTTCCTCGGTCACGGGGTCAGCCGCGCCCTTTGCCTCAATCTCCTTGAGGCGCTCGTCATTCGTGCGCTTGAATTCCTCGAACGCAGAATTCAGGTTCCCGATAGCATCGTTCACCTGCTTGATTTCAATCTCAGCCATTTTTCAGTGTCTCCTGTAGCTGATTGATTTGGGTCATGAGGGTTTTGACGCCCTCGCTTGCCGCCTCATCCGCCACAGCATCCCGCGTGTCGGTTAGGCCCTTGAAGCCGTGCAGCGCGATGGCCGTGGCTTCCTTCCGGCTGTATCCTGCATCCCGCAGGAACCGCTCGAATTCTCTCTCGGTGGTCAGGGATTTTACGTCCGTGACGGTCGCTTTTTCGTTCATCGGGAACGTGACGAGCGAAATTTCGTACAGGTCCACCTCGTCAAGACGGCGAACGCTTCCATTGCCTTCCTGACTGGCCTGCTTGGTAACAAACCCGATAGACATGCTGTCCAGCGCGCCCTTGCGCATAAGCGCCATGGCTTCGCGGCCCTTCTGCACTTCCTTGGAAATCCGGCCCTTGACGTAAAGCCCGCGCTCGGTTTCCTCGATGCTGTCCCATACCCCAATCGGCTGGGTCATGTCATGCTGCCAAAGCATCCGAACCTTGCGATTGCCAAGCGACTTCTGGAACGCACCGCGCGCCACGATATCCATGCCGTTGTCGATGTTGCCGAACGTGCTGGCATAGCCCTCAAACACGCCATCCGCATCCGGCTCTTTCTTGATCTCGAATGAGATTGCCTTGTGTTCCATGTTACCGCCTCACGTATGCAACTGCACAACGGCAGTTGATTGTATTGCCGGGGCTGGCGTTTGGGTCGCCGGGAAAGCGCAACGCTTCTGTGCCGCCGTTTTTATGGGGGACTTGAAACAGTCCGTTGCCGTCTTCCCGTCGCCCGTTCATCACGCGATGATTGAACTCATCAACTTCGGCGTCTGCCTCGCCAAAGTCTCGCGTCCTTGCGTCCTCTGTCGAAATCCATTCGCGCGTTCGGCGCGTTCCGATTGCCTGAGAAGTGCGCCATGCACCGTAGTTCGCCGCGCCGTGCGTTTCCGTCCTAGCGATCAGGTTAGCGCGATAGCGGGTCATGGCTGGCATAACATCCGTCAACCGCCGCCCGATCTGGTCAACGCCTTCGCCCTGGTCCTGCCCTATTACGATCAGGTTGATGATCAAGCGCCGCGTGGTTTCTGTGATGCCCACGATCCGCCGCCTGATAGCTTCCTCTTGCAGATACTCAATCGCCAGTTGCTGAAAGAACTCGGCCCAACTCTTTTTCTCAAGCGGCGGTGCCGACTTCATTTCATGAACGCCAAAAGCGCCCATCATGTCCCCCGCGACGCCCAAGAACGCATCAGTAAGCCTGCGCTCAAAGTCATCCGGCATTTGTGGCGCGGAACCAGTCCGCATGTATTCCGCAATCATCCTTTCCGACGCACCAGCCATGACAGACCTGTAACGCGCCGCATATTTCCGTTCTGCCGCGTCCAGAATGCGGTTCTGACGGTCCCGCTCGTCCTGCGGTGTCATTTGTAGCCCAACACCGCCGCAATAGTCTTGGCGTCCGGTTGCGGCTGCACAGGGGCGCGCTGCGGTAGCTGATTGCCCTGACCACCGTCAAGCGGGCCATATCCGACAAGCTCACGCTGTTCATCAACCGTCAGGAACATGGCCTTTCCGGCGATCTCGAATAGCGTCTGCTTTTTGTCCGCAATGGCCGGGATTTGATCCAGTTCCGGCCTTACTTCCAGATCACCAAACTTCGGGCCAAGCCATATGGTCCATTCATCAGCAATCCGCGTGGTCAGCGGGATAACCGTATCCTCCCAGAAGGCAAGGCGGGCCTCCTGATAGTTCGAGTAGGTGTTATCGCCAGGAATACCAAGCATCATCGGCGGAACGCCAAACGCCAGCGCAATATCCCGCGCGGCGCTGTTCTTGGTTTCGATGATCTCCATGTCAGCCGGGGAAACCCATGCCAACCCAATCAAGCCCGCTTTCCAGCAACATCGGGCGACCGCCGTTCTTGGCCCCCGTATATTGTTCTTCGATCTGCGCTTTCAGGCGGGCGAATTGGTCGTCAGACAGTTCTTCCTCTGACTTCAATGCACCGCTTGGCCGCGCGCTGTTCTGCAATAGAGCCTGAACCCAGGCCATCGCCTCATTGTGCTGATCAACGCCATATGCACCGGCCTCCACCGGTGAAAGCCCGTACCAGTCATTGACAGGGTTGAATAGCTTAGAATGCCAAATGTCAGCATCGCCAGCATCGTCAACGTCAAACCGGACCTTGCGACCACCAACAGCGTATTCGTATTGCCTCACATGGCCGTTCGCGTCGGGAATGACTTTCATGCGATCCGGGCGCAGGTTGTATAGCTCCCTTGGGCTCCTGCCCGACCGTCACGCGCTCTTGATACGCATTGCCGGCTATCATTTCATAGCCGACGCGTTCCATAAGGTAGGATAGCGGTTGTCTGCTTTGGGTTGGGGCGGGCGATCAGGTCCAGCAACGGTGTTTCCGTTACTTCCGTTTCCCCGCGCCATGCGGACCACTTTACCGATCCGACTGCCTCACCAATCTTGTTGATGCACTGATAGGCGACGACATTGCGGACATATGCCTCCTTGGCGAAGCTGGTGTAATCGCGCGGCGTCCAAACGGCCTGCCCCGGCGAGAGAACCATCGTTGCCGCGACAGCGCTTTCCTTTGTTTCCGCGCGGCGGAATGCGTCAA